CAACAATAATTTCATGTTCACATGAATATTCTTCAAACTGAGTGGCATCCAGAAAGAGTTCCACCATGGCAGTGCGAGCATTGTCCAGGGTTAGCATGTGAATACCCTTTTTGCTAAAAGATACATTAACATCGTTGAGGATGTCTTTCAAGACCTCAAAGATGTTTTTAAATGCGGACGCTTGAATCGTTTTCAAGAACATTTACTAGATTTAGTGCGCGTTTTGTTTAAGTAAAGGTCTTCAAGGAATTGCTTGAATCCTTCTTCTCCGCGTTCCTTGATGAACTCCTTCCACGACGAATAGCCTTGTTTATAGGAATATACATTACCTAGTGATCTTGGAACTTCTTCTGGATTTGTGATCATTTCTGTTTTTCTAGTTAGTGGTTTTCTTGTTTATCTTAGCTTCCAACTCGGGGGTCATCGGGGGTGCCAATGGAGCGCCATAGGATTCCAGTTCAAAAAGACCAGGTGCCGAATTGGGATTTCCATCAAAGGAAGCAAATGCCGAATGATCAAAGGATTCAATTTCACTTGGCATCATTGAAAGGACCCACTGCTTGACCTCCGGTCCCATCAAAGGTCTTCCGTCCTTGGTAATCAAGGCAGGCACATGGGTAAGCACCTTGCGATAATCATCTGGAATGGGTTCCTCGTGGATATTTTGATATTTGATTTGGTCCTTCACGGGACACTGATCCAACAGTTTGAATATCTCAAGACAGTGTTGGCAGCGTGGACTGTACAACATGATGGCAAACATGCTTTCTTACAAGCGTTGGTGAATTTATCAGGGGATATAATTTCGCACCAGTATATAAGATGCGTATGCAGACTATATTTCTCATCGTGCTGGCAGTCGCGATTGTAGGCTACCTCGTCATGAACCGTGAAGGGCTCAGGTGGGATCGTGGATTTGCCGGATTCCGTCCTGCCGTCACCGGTGTAATTACAGAGGGCGACCTCGAGATTACTGGAAACCCAGTAGAGGATGTGGCGGTCAAGGCTTTGATGATTAAGAAGATTGTGGATGCCACAGTGGATGAGATTTTCAGGACCAAGGGTCTCAAGATGTTCCCCATTGAGACGATCTTCATCCAGGTATTTGACTCTCCTGACAAGATTAAGGAACTCAAACAGAAGCGCCCCGATGTTTACGAGGCCTATGTCAAGTTTCTTCAGGCTCGTGACAAGGATGCCGTGCTCACCAGGAACGGCGATGGCACCGAACAGGAACAGTTGGCTCGGACCGCTCTGATAAATTACCTCGAGGCACTCAAACGTGACCAGGACTACAACACGGTTCCCGACAATGTCCCTGCGACCTACCGGTGCCGCTTCCTGCTCCTCGAGACCGAGCGCTTCTATGGAACCGAGGTGGACGTGATCGCCATCGGGGACGAGGATGGCATAAAGATTCAGGGCATCACCAGTCAGCCCTTGAAGGATGGCGAGAAGATCAAGGCTTTCCAGGATAAACTCCAGGTGGGTGAATGGATGCCCTATGACACCATCGCAAACGCCAACGTGCCCAACAAGAGCGCCCTGGCACTTGCCGAGAAGGCTATCAAGGACAAGTGGGGTGAGGACTTCCAGACCTATGAATCCACCGCCGTGGCAGACGTGGGTCAGTTCAATCCCCCGGTTACGCCTTATTTGCGATAGGAAAAACTCAAAGATTAGTAGACAATGCCTCTTCGTGTGGACGAGGTACAACAGATCGACCACAGAAAGCGTGAATTAAAAAAGAAACTCTATACGGAACTTTACGAACGCGCCAGCGCCAAGGTAAGGCAAGTCGCCGAATTGGGACTGCACGAGACTTGGGTTCAGGTGCCTTCATTCCTTATAGGATTTCCTTCATTCGACCTCGACAAGGCGGCCCAGTATGTCGAGAGACAGTTTATCAACGGTGGGTTCTTCACCCAACTGTATGAAAATGGTCAGTTATTTGTTTCGTGGTATCCCAAGACGTCCAATAAGAAAACCAAGTCCAGACCCAAGGAACCGGAGAACGAGTTCGCATCACTGGCAAACCTTAAAAAGGCCGCGGACAAATATCGCTGAAATAAATACGTTTTATCAGTAACTATGGACAATAACCTTAATGTTCTTGTGGAAGCCAAGAAGGAACTTTTGAATCAACTTTCGTCCACGATTCTTCCGAGCGCGCTGGACTGCATGGACTCGCTTTACGCTGAATCCAAGGTGGAGACCCAGGGACGCAACACGCTCAAGGCGTTTCAGGAGAAACTCGCCAAGATCCCTCAGTGGAATAACTATCAGATCGACACAGAGGTCGGTAAGTGTGTGGACAGGTGTGGTGGATGCCTGGACGAGATGACGGCGGCGTGCTTTGTTGCCACGGTCAAGATCATTTCGTCGGTAAGGCTCTCTAAGGACTCCAGGAAGGTGTCGCTCAAGATTCCCACCAACGACGTATTTGTGTTGGGTGTCTACACCAATGTCGCCAAGCGAATCTACGAGGATCCCTACATCTATCAGGAGGTGGTCAGCAGGAATGACAGGCGCAAGGATCTGCTCAAGCGAATGGACGGTGTGGTTGAGGAAACGGTCAAGGAGATGCTCCCTATCAACCAGATCCTGAAGACCTACCTGAACAAGAATGCCGTGGACGTGATGAATGGCGATCCGGTGGAGCCCGAGCCTGAGCCGGAGATGGAACCAGAGCCTGACATGTTCCCGGGCAGTGGCGAATTGCCCGTTGAGGAAGAGTCCGAAGGGTCTTTCGGGGAACCCGATATGCCACAGGAGCCTGCAGAATCCTCGTTGCCGATGTCAGAAGAGCCGGTCGAGGCGCCCGCTCCGGAAATGCCTCAGGAAGAGACGAAGAGTTTCACGTTCAACGACAAGATCATGAAGAGGTCGCCCATTCCACCGATGGACGAAGAAGATGACTTTTCCATAAATCCCAATGCGAATCGTTAAACATACTAAAATCTGCTTTATTTAATAATGATCAGCGATTCGCTTAAAAATCCTTTGATCGCGGCTTTGGTCGGTGCAGTCGTCACAATGGCGTATGTCCAGTTGGTGGCCCGTCTCAATCGCGAGGCGCCTCCCAGGAATGCCGACATGGTCAAACCGGCGATTCTGAATGCCATCCTCGTGGGCACGATCGTCTACCTTGGCATCTCCCAGCGCGAGGAGATCTACGAGACTCCCTTCCCGGAAGTTAGTCGCGGTATGTAATTAAAGATTTTACTCCTTTTAAATAGTACGAAATGGCCAGCGTAGATACATTCAACGAACTTCTCTTGCAGTTTGTGGATGAGTTGGCTCACACGTTCCCAGAGAACACCATTGTGAAGACCTACAGGAACACGGTCGGCATGTTGATCAAGAAGGACCCTGGTGTATGCCTGGAAACGTTTATGAAGAATGTGAAGCCCCACGAGGACCTCATTCGCAATCAGGACGAGCGTATCTTCGAGGAACTTTCGCGAAGTTACGGAATTCTCAAGACGCTCGATCTTGAGTCGATGTGGAAGTCTGAACTCTCGGACAACAGCCGGTCGGCGATCTGGCAGTACGTCCAGGGTCTCTACGTCCTCGGAAACAATGTCAGTGAGGAGGAGATTCAATCGTCCCGTCATACTCAGATGGACTTTTCGCCGGAGAAGATCAATCAGTTGTTTGCACCCCAGGGACCGGATGGACAGGAGAATCCGCTGGCAGGACTTTTGGGAAATCTGTTGAAACCCGAGATGATGGAAGAGATGACATCCAAGGTTGAACAGGAGTTCGGTGACGGTCAGGGTGGTCTCGACGAGAACAAGATCATGCAGGCGCTTGGGCCTATGATGGGCAACCTCACCAAGATACTTCAGCAGCCTCCTCAGTGAAAAAATTAACTAGTCAATAAATAAGAATGGAACAACCGTGGTTTAGAAATCCATCGCACTTGTTTGCCAAGAACAAGGTGCTGATCTTTTGGCCTTTGGCTAAGCAAACACCCGTGGAGAGGCTCAACGCCGCCACTCGGTTCATCCTCTACACCATGGCGATCCTTTATGTGATTAACCGTGACATCAGGGTCATTTACCTGGGTCTCACAGTTATTATGGTGATGGCATCCATGTTCTTGGCGGGTGGCATCAAGGAAGCGCTTCGTCCGGCTTCGTTTGAAGCAGAAGGCGATCGTTTTAACGCGACCACCCCAGGACAGGCATGCGAACAACCGACCAAGGAGAATCCAATGGCCAATGTGCTTCTCTCGGACTACACCGACAACCCGAAGCGACCGGCGGCGTGTTACTATCCGACCGTCAAGGATAAGGTGAAGAAGTTTCTGAACGAGGGTACTCCCACCGATCAGGCTGATGTCTATTCGAGCCGAAACCAGGCGTTCCGTGCCTTTTACAGTATGCCGTCCACGACCATTCCCAACGACCAGAGTGCATTCCTTCGCGGTGCCTATGCCCCCTTGGTGAACAAGGTCTGCAGGGATGATGGCGAGGCATGCTATCCCAACGATGCATCCATGTTCGGTCAGTCCAGGATGCCCGAACTTCAGCAACTCAGAGGCACTTTCGGCGGCAGCACTTAAAATCTCCGGTGATAGTAATATGGCTTATCAGCTCAACACATCAAAGGTCCTTTTGGATGCCGAGAGTCTGCCCGTGGATTGCGCCTACGATCATGTGATCGCGCCTCCGGTGGTCAGCAACCTCAACTACGCCGGCTCGGGTCGTGCTTCCACGCCCATCTACGGCACTGCTCCCTACATGGCCGGCAAGGGTGCTCCCGGTCCTCTGATCCTGGTCGAGGACATGCTCCGCCCTCAGTCCACAACGTTCTTCAAGAAGGGCTATGCAGGTCGCCCCTATGACTTCCCCTCCAAGGACATGTCATGCTCGGTGCCGCTCCGAACCAGGTCATGGGATCCGACGAGCAGCCGTGCCGATGTCCAGAATGTTCTCTTCGAGAGACGTTACAAGTGATTTTAAAATCTACCGTAGTTTTAATATGGACCCATTGAGTCTTGTGGCCTTGTTAGGGATTGCTGTGGCAGGTCGTCAAATTGCCAGCAGTGACCGCAAAGAAGGTTTTACTCCAGCACCTGTTCCGAACCGAGAGACGCAACAAATGCCGTTTTTTGGTAACAATGTGAATACTCCAACCCAGGAATTGACTGCCGTGACAGATCTGTTCACGGGTACCTACGACCCCAAAAACCCACAGGGCGGTCTCATCAACCCGAAGAAGGAGGTCGTGGCGACCCTTCAGGACACTTCTCCCAATGTTCAGTTCCCGTTTGGTCAGCCTGTATATAACTTGTATGACCGTCAGAATGTCTCGAGTCGCATGAACAATCTGTCGTCCGCCGAGCGAAGGTTCGTCGGTCCCGGTCTTGGCGTCCCGGCTAACGTGCCTGCCTATGGTGGGTTCCAGCAGCAGTTCCGGGTGATGCCCAACAACGTCGGCGCGTACCGCTTGACGACACTTCCTGGTCGCTCGGGTCCCGCCAAGGACTTTGTATCGAGGGGTTCGGAGCGTCTCACGGTCACTCAGAATCGTCCCGAGAAAACCTATCAACTTTTGGGTGCCGAAGGGAAACGTCCCTTGGAACGGGGTCGCGCGCAGGGACAGGGTGGCATGCTCACCGGTCAGCGTGAACGCGAGATGTACGTGAAGACCCAGCGTCCCACGGTTCGTTCGGAGACATCGACCCGGATGGACGGTCTCGAGTTCGGTACGGCAAAGCGCTTCATTCCCGCCTCGACGAGCCAGGATACACCGACGCGTAACAAGGCGAACTTCCAGGCGCGCATCAATGACGTGGCGGCTCCGGGCATCCACTCATTCGAGGGGGCCTATCAGAACACACAGAATACCATCCTTCTGCGCCCCGCCGACCGTGGCAACAGGGGGTACACGCCTCCGGGTGGTCGCATGAATGTCCGCGGGAATGCCACCCAGGCTCAGGGTGCCACCACACACACTCGCGATAGCGCGTCGACCGTTATCGAGGGCGGTGCCGGAAACCAGTATCTCAACCAGAATTACGATATCACTTGGAAGCAGAATAATAATGCCTACAAGGGAAATGCAGATTTCAGGACAAACAACCTAGGCCTCGCCGTCAAGCAGTTGGACAGTAATCCGTTCGCTCTTTCACTGGCTCAGCACTAAACGTCATATACCCTACATTCTAGAGCATGGGGTTCTTCCTTACAGAACATCTCCATGGCATCCAGTTTGTTCTCTTGTTCACGAACCCTTTGATCGTGAAGACGAGAATAAAGCTCTTCATGTTCCATCCAGTCATGGACGTATTTGTGTGGATTTTCGATCATCCGTTTGGTGGGTCTTTTCAGTTCGGTGCGCTTCTTGAACATGTACGGCGGCACGTTCCTGAACAAGCAACTGTAGTAGAGCATATTTAAAAATAAAAGTCATTATATTTTTAAGTATGAGACACGAGACGATCGCCATGGAAGTTTCGCCCTTGGAGTTCGAGGGTATCAGGACTATAGACTTCGACGCCCAGGTGGACGATGATGAAAAGATGGTGATCGTCACGATGTCCAGATACTTCATTGGGGATCTCCATGATGAATGTGTAAAGAAGGCCAAGAAGATGTTCGAAGGCTACAGGGTTAAAACTAACGTGAGAATGTAAAATAAACATGGAGACAACCACGATTGAAGTACCAGTGAACCCATTTCATTTCGACGGGATGCGAAGCCTTGGAATACCCATCAAGGTGGATCACAAGGAACAAATGATCTACGTTGATTTTATGTCAAACCAAGGAACTAAAATAATGGAAGATTTCCTTTCAGAGGTCGGTCACAAGTTCCCCGGTTACGAGATCAGGGTAGCCAGGCTTGACCAATGAGAACCGCCTTGGCATACTTGGTGGCGATCATCGAATGAATCATCGGCCAGTCCATGACGTTGCTGGCAGTGATAGATAGACCAAATGGATTGGAGTTTACGAACTTGACAAACTCCTTACCGTTCTTTTGAGATTCGGGTGAAGTATAGTACTCCATCTTCTCAAAAGAGCCCTTGAGCCACTGAACATGCTTTTCATTTTGGGGATCAAACCGGTCCATCGTTTATAGTTGAAAAGG